GCTCAGACTGATGGATCACGCAGCCATGATGTTCACAGAGGTAGAAAACGCTTTCGGGGCTGTCCTTCTCCCATTTAAGGCCAAAAGGCGTGGACTCATCGCCAAATTTCAGATACTGCGCCTCCCCACAGTGCGGGCAGGGCACATAAAAACGCATGAAATGCGCCGACTCGTTGGCCGCTTTTTCGATCTGGCAGGAACCTTTTATTTTAGGCGTCGAGCCGCGAATGGATTTTGGCCATACCGAGCCCTCAATACGCTTATCCCCCAGCAGGGTTGGCGAGCCCTCTTTTTCAACATCCGGCTCGAACGAGGAAAGTTCGTCATAGCAGACCACGTCCACGGATTTTTCACGGTAGTTTTTGGCGGCTGCACCGCCCAGGCACCAGAACCCCACACGAGAGGTGAATCTTTTTAATGTCAGCGTGTTATCCCGGTGCTTACGTCCCAGCCAAGGGGAAAGAATTTTCAGACAAGGGACATCCCGTAACGTTGACTCCACGTGAGATTTCATAAAATCTTCAGCAGATGAATCTGTCGGTTGGAACAATAAAGTGTTACGGCTTTTATGCTCGATAAAATACCCGACCACGCCCAGTAACATCTTTGTATAACCAACACGGGCAGATTTAATCAGATTAACCGTGCGGATCCTGTCATTCCCCATGCAGTTCATTATTGCCATCTGAAATGGCAGAGTTTCCCAGCGACCAGCAAGATACGAAGACTCTGGTGGTAGATAATAATGTCTGTCAGCCCACTCAACTGGCGTCACAGGCAATGGCCGAATCATCCCCTTTAACCCAGCCCGGAATGGAAAAACAAACTTATGAATTTGACTCTCTAATGTAGTCTGCAAGCATATCTGGTAACCCATCTGCAGTATCCGCACACTTGTTAGATGCTTTTGCTATCTCCGATTTCAAAAACTCAAGGGCGGAAGGGGGAAATTCAGGGAATTGTCTCTGCATATACAGTGGAATACTGTCAAGAATACCGGAAATGTCCTGCGCAAGACGCGCCAGTGCATACATACAAAAACCAGTATCAATCACCTGCCCACTGTCGCGGGCATTTTTCAGTTCCTGTGCATCTGCCTGTGCCTTCGTCAGTCGGTAACGTTCGTAATCAATGGTACCAGGCTGAAGGTCAGTCTCGCTGGCAGCTCTCAAATCTTCGACCTCTTTACGGAGTTTTTCGTTTTCAATATCGGCTTCACGCTGCGCATACCATTCGATCGCCTTCGCAGAATCAAAAATGATCTCAATACCTTTTCCTCCACCAGATATCTGAGGGAGCCCCTGAGTTTGCCAGCGTTCAATTGTACGCGGATCAACATTAAACATTTCCGCAAGGTTCTTTTTGTTAACATTCATACAACAACCTCATTCAAAAATCAGTTACGACACAAAACGGCCTGAAAATGCCTTTCTTCCACGCACCTGTGACGGTCCTTTTTTCTTACGTACCGTTTAAAAACAATACATTACATATAATCAGTACCGACATGATTTTCCCCAGAAAATTTTCATAAATAGTGAAAACGCGCGAGGTCGCCGCCCCGTAACGGCCCGGATCGCCGGAAAGGACCCGCGAAAATGATAATGGTTATCAGTTGCAACAAAATCCAGTTTCTTCCACCATCGCACCGGACCAGCGACCATGAGGGGACAACGCCGCGCTCCGTTAACGCGGTAAACCCCGGTGTGTATCGTTTTTGATTATCCCCGCACACTCGCGCAGAGGAGTCTCCCGGTCGGGCTGCGGTCTCTGTTAATGCAGGAATACGGCGACAATACCGCGCATGAATAATAAGGTCGCTCAACACACTGGCTGTAATGCAGCGGATACCATGCGGAATTTAGCGGCATTCATCGTATACTCAACGGTTAGCTCTTCATTCGTGGCATTCACCTGAAAGGTCCGGGAGTGTAATTGCGTACATTTACCACTGAACGAACCTTCAACAAGAACACGACCACGCTGCAAAATACGGAACGGAATTGTTCCCTGAAAAGGCTTTACGGTTACCAGTAATTTCTTCATGCATTCTCCGAATAACAAAAATACTAGTTAATACACTGAGTGCGGATATATTCCTGAAGCATTCTCAATGCTGCCTGGTCGCTGATGATTCCGTCTCTGATACCGAGAACGTTTCGTCCAGCAACCGGAGAGAGTTCGACGGCGGCATCATTGCCCACGCCGGAGGTGCCGGTGGCTTCACGCACGGTACCGGGGCAGGTGGCGTTGATCCGCAGGCGCTTACGACCAGCGGCAACATCAGCACGCAGAGTTTCATTTTCAGCTCTCGCATCGGCTAATTCCCTCGAGTATCTGGCATCAAGTGCAGCAACATCACGCTGGCGCTGCTGCATATCAGTAATGGTTGCATTTGCCAGCTCCAGCTCACTGACTTTTTTATCGCGCTGCGCTTTGTAGGTGATGGCGTTATCGCGGTAATGATTAACAGCCCATAACAGACAGACGATGATGCAGATAACCAGAGCGTAAATAATCGCGGTTACTCTTCTCACTGATCTATCCCCCAACAAGCTAATGCGCTTTCCTGGTCACGACGAATAACCTGTCCGTAGCAGTTATTTGAACGTGTGCGGCAATCACGCCCACCGTCCTTAATCCACCAGCGAATCGCTTCACACGCTCCCCTGCGATCGCCTGCATTAATTCGTTTATAAAACGTCGACGGGAAACACTTACCGGGGCCAATGTTGTAAGGACAGAATGACGCGCTCCCCGCTTTCTGAGGTTCGGTCAGTGGCACTCTGATGTTTTTCGCCACCCATGCCAGCGCCTTATCACGTTCAATGGCGTTAACCTGGTCGCATTTTTCCTTCGACAACTTCATGCCGGGGACGACAGGCTTACCATCCACCCGGGTGGCACCACGGCAGATGGTCCAGATACCCGCACCATCACGGTATGCCGTGGTGTGGTTACCTCTTTTTCGTCAAGAAACTGGTCGAGGATTTCAGGCGCAGAAGCACCTGCAGCAATCAGCGCCAGAACGACCGCTGATAAACCATAGCGGAATTTCCTGCTCATCAGCTTACTCTCCCCGCGCCGCCTTACGACGGTCTTCTTTAATTTTGAAATACAGGTTCGTCAGGTACGTCAGCAGACCAAACAGCAGACTCCCCAGCACGCCTATTGCCGCCCACTGAGACGGGGAAACCCTGTCCAGCAACTGCAGGAACCAGTAGCCCGTTCCCACCGCTGACGTGGTGTATGACACACCTGTTGTGATTTTTTCCATCTGGTACATACCCCGTCTCCCGCAATCCGGAAGCTCACAACATGAAAAAGGCCGCCAGTGCACCACTGACAGCCTCGTGTAGTTACTCTGAGTGCTCAACAATTCCCTGTCAAACGTGTTGACATTAAGAATCGCTTTTGTGTAGAAAAATTATGGCATGCATAACAATAAAACCTCACAGCCGTACTATTTCCACCAGAAGCATGACGCATTTCTCCTTGTGCTTATTGGTGGATTTTTTTGCCCCGCAAATACCGCTGACACATATTGACAATAAGAATATTTTTCATTTAAAAATATTCATGTACAAAAATGTTTCTCTGGAGTGTCCATAGAGCTCACCCGCCAGTCCATTCCGGTAACTGGCGGCTTTTTTATCATGCCGCAGTGTCTGTGCTGTTCACTTCCACCGCAATGCTGTCAATCAGCAGCGTATACGTCGCCGATTTTGATATATCGGTCAGTTGCAGTTTGTCCGCCGCCCCCGATGCCGGTGACTTCACCAGTGTGAACGCCGCTCCCCGTTTCTCATCCAGTACAGGTGTCACCTGAATGCTGTTGTTTCCGGCAAACTCAAAAGCCAGCGTGTGCCATCCGTTATCAAAGACCCCGAATGTATCCAGCTTCGCATTCGGCTTCCTGTGATGCATCGCGTTCAGGTTCGTCGTATCCGTCTGCAGGAAGAAGGACATCAGCATATCGTTACCTTCTCCTGACAGCGTCACCCCCTCCGGCAGGGACGACAACTGCCAGTAAATGCCCAGGGCAAACTGATTCGGCACCAGTGAACCCGGCAACTTAAACCGTACGCTCACACGTCCGCCCTTCTTCAGTAACTCCGCACCCTGTCCGGCTGCATCATGCTCCAGAAACCAGATGTGGTTTTCCGGTTTGTTCAGTTGCAGAGCCTTACCTCCCGTAGCCCCCGCATCACTGACCACCGCTTCAGCAATGTTTTTGTTAACACTGTCTCCGCCCGCCGGTTTGTGATAATAGCGCCAGCCCTGTGATGCCAGGTCTTCGCCGGATGCCAGCAGACTCATCAGGGTTCGGTTACTGACCGGGGCTTCCGCCTCTCTCTCCGGACCTTCACCGGAAGGTACGGTGGGCTTCACCATATCAGGCTGTTTTCCGGTAATGAATTCAGCGGTTCTCCCGGCGTGCACCAGAATCGCCGTTGCCAGACGGTCGGAAATAATCCCCCGGCGTGCCCAGGTGCTGAAATGGCTCGCCCTGTCCTGTGACGTCCAGGTGGCTGAGCTGTCACGCCATTTCGAACCGTAATACCCGATACCCGGAATGTCCGGGTCTTCTTCCGGTTTGTTCGTCGGCACATTCACCCCGTTCTCATCCGTCATGAACGGTACGAAATGGATATTCTTTTCCGTTTTGTTTTTATAGCTGCCGTACACCGTCTGGTACGTGGATTCGTTCTTCTGCTTCCAGAAATACGTCGTGTCCCCGCATATCCAGGGAACACTGCCAGCAGAGCCACTGACGCACTGGCCTGCCATATCCGCCAGGTCTGCACGGAATTTATCAACCAGCGCACCAAACTGTGCTGCGTGATTTCCGGGCGTGCCGTCAAAATCAAATTCCCCCTGCATCCACACCACGGTAAACAGCACATTTTTCGGGTTCTTCTTCAGTGCTGCTTTTGTTCGACCGATAAGGTCCTTATACAGCGGCTTGTCCACACCCCAGCGCGCTGAATTCTCCGAGGCACCGCCAGCGTCACTGTATGTGCCATCAGCTCCGGTGGTGAACGCTGAACCACCACGACAGCACGGAACCAGCAGAATACCCGCATTCGCCGGTATAAACGGCAGCAGTTTTTTGGCGATATGCAGCCCCTGCCCCACGGTTCCGTACTGCCCTTTTGACAGGTCCGCTTTCGGATGGTTAAGACGGCTCATGTCCTGCACATCATGCAGACAATGGTCCGCCGGAATGATGTCGTTATATTTACAGGCGACACCGCCCGGTGTCACCGTACTGCGGCGCGCCAGCTGCTTAATACGCGGGTCCGGACGGTCATATGTCTCCGGCAGCGGAAGACCTTCACCATACGACATGCCATTTGACTGCCCTGCCAGAACCACAACAAAGTAATACTCCGGGTCGCTGGTGGCACTGACAGCCACCGCCTTACCCTCATTACCGGTCACCGCCACTGGTGTGGTGACATCACCTTCCGCCGCAATGGCCTGCATCAGGGTATAAGGCGTGATGGCCACCGGACTGCCAAATGGCTGCCAGCCCTCCTTCAGTTTTTGTGTCAGTCGTTCAGCAAGGTCTGACGGCGATGCCGCCCTGACCACATCGTAGTGTTTAAATGCCATGAATCCTCCCGGCCGGGATAATGTTCTGAGTCAGAGAAGGCACGGGCTGACCTCCGGAAACACAAAAGTCACACAGAAAAACAGCCCGCAAAAAAGAAATACGCCCTTACAGTTGCGCAAGGTGATTACTCTAAGGTATTATTAGGGTGCTGAATAAATTACTTCACGTTTTGTTATTTATTCCTTGCTTCCTTGCCAACCGCTCTTCCCAGGAGCGGTTTTTTTTTACATGTAAAAAGGCTCCTGCGATGAGGAGCCTGGATGTATGCCTAATCTCTGTATACTGCATGGTGCCGGGTGCCTCCCGGTGAACAAATGTCCGTGATATCAGTCGGCCACACAGGAAATGATACGATATCACCCCTCCGCACAGGGGGATTCACCATGCCCGTTTTTTTTAACAAACTCCTCATCAATCAGACAATCATCAACCTCATGAATTGTGAGGAATTTAACATTTCACAACACAGCCTTTTCCCTGCATAAAAAAGCCCCTCCGGAGAGGGGCTTCGCTACGTGTCTGTTAACCATATGCATGATGCCGGGTGCCTCCCGGTGAGTTCAGTATCAGCACCTGAACCCGCACAGAAAGGATAGAGTAGAAACACCTGCGCTGATATGCCCCTCCGCTCAGGGGGATTCACCATGCAGAACTTTTTTAACAACTCCCCGTAAGACAGGCAAGCATCAACCATCTGAACTGTGAGGAATTTAACATTTCACAACACAGCGTTTTTCCTGCATAAAAAAGCCCCTCAGGAGAGGGGCTGACACTGCGTATCTGTATCATCATGAACATGGTGCCGGGTGCCTCCCGGTGAGTCCAGTCTGGTGTCCCTGAACCCGCGTTTGCATTGCCTACAACAGAAAAGATGCAAATCACACCAGTCGCCCCTCCGCACAGGGGGATTCACCATGCAGAACTTTTTTAACAACTCCCCCTCAGACAGGCAAGCATCAACCATCTGAACTGTGAGGAATTTAACACTTAACAACACAGCCTTTTCCCGCACAAAAAAAGAGCCCCTCCGGAGAGGGGCCGATCGCTATGTATACACCATAAGCAGCATAGTGCCGGGTGCCTCCCGGTAGATTCAGCCTGACTACTGAATCTGCGTATTGTGACCATCGCTATGGAGACCATGTCAGACGCCCCTCCGCACAGGGGGATTCACTATGCTGGCTCGTTTTTACAAGACTTCCATCGATCAGACAATAGCCCATCAACCGAATTGTGAGTCATTTAACATTTCCATGAGGTAACTGATATCCAGCTAACAATCATCTACAATGGACGAAGCCAGTTCCAGAACTTGCCCACGGTACAGCAACAACCACTGCATACACATAATTACCACCGGACTCTCTGAACCTGCCTACTGGCTAACCCCAGATACAACACCACCAGTCACAAAAGCATCTTATTCTGAAGTACAACTGCCGTGCGGCAGATACTAAAAGCGCCTGTATGTAACAACATAAATATACAGGATATGTTTTATCCACGGGATATAATTTTGATTTCATCAAAACCGTTACTACCTGCAATTCTGTTGTACTCCTGAACAAGACTCAGTAACTCCGAATTAGCCGCGGTGAACTCCTCACAGACGTTCCGAAGTGCATCTACATCCAGAAGAACCATCTCCTGACCTGAACGTCGATCAGGGGTACAAAATAAAACTGTCAGACGACTGAAGACCTTTGTTCGTTCCACATTGACGGCTTCAATACGCTGTAACAGTTGGCTACATCTGATTTTCTCATCAATATTCACGCAAACACCAAATGATTATAACTTTTTATGCTGAACACATTCAGACTATATCTAATACAGTCAATCAATATATGCCTGATGAAAAAACATCAGATAACGTCTGCTTTCTGCAAATATGCATAGCTCTCAGGTGGTGCACCATAATACTGGTGAAATACAGAAATGAAGTAGGACTTACTTGAGTAACCACATTTTTCCGCTATCGCTTGTCCACACTCTCGCTGGAAACATACAAGATTAACAGCAACACGCATTCGCTCCTCCAGCAACAACCGACTAAAGCTATAACCTTCATCCTTAAGTTTTCGCTTCAACAAGCTTTCGCTCATATGCAATTGTAATGCAATCACACCAAGCATCCAGCCTGCCGATATGTCGGTCTGAATTATAGCCCTTACTTTACAGCTGATATTATTTACAGCACCGGACAAAAATAATGGCAGACGTCTGTCTGTTGCAAATAAGGAGATACATGAAAATGCGGTTATAACAGAGAAATCCTTCAAAGTATCACTGGATTCACTATGCTGGGTTATTAAAGCCTCCGCCAGTTCCGTATTGTAAATATCAGACATCAAATAAAGAGGCATTTTTGTCGGTGTATACTCCGTCAGTTCACACTCCCTTTCCAGATACTGATTGACGACGCTGTTACTTATATCTGCCATTTTCACTCTGTCGGCATAAGCACAGAAAAGCCCTCTTATATTTCTGGCAACAAGCATAACACTTCCGGCATCGAGTGAAACTTTTTCTTTTTCAAGAAAAATATCTATCGGATAGCGAATCAGGACCACAGAGCAGGCAACATCCATTTTGAATTAACCTGAGCAAAAAGACTTAATACCAGTATATTCCAAAAATGGCATTTTGGGAGATTACTTCTGCAAACCGCTCCCGCTAAATACATCCCTGATTTCCTGCGCAGTCTGTTCAAAACGCCCGGTATCCAGCTCAACGCCAGTTGCACGACGCCCCAGCGCCATCGCTGCTTTAACTGCCGAACCCTACCCCATGAAGAAATCTGCAACCTGGACACCCGGCAGAAGGGAGACTACAGCCCGCAATTCGAAAAAGGCCACGCTATTGCGCAGAGTGATTACTGTCGGGTATTATTCGCCAGTTGAAGTATTACTTCACGTTTTATTGTTTATTCCTTGCCGCCCGCGTCTCCCAGCGCGGGCTTTTTTTGTCCATAAGAAAGCCCCTCCGGAGAGGGGCTGAAGCCGCATTTCTGTATCACCATGAGCATGGTGCCGGGTGCCTCCCGGTGAGTTCAGCCCGGTGACACCAAACCCGCGTATTCTCGCTTACGATCATCAAAGAGATCATACCGTTCACCAGTCGCCCCTCCGCACAGGGGGATTCACCATGCGAAATTTTTTTAACAAATGCTCAGTCTGACAGGCAACTGTCAACTTACTGAATTGTGAGGGATTTAACACTTCACAGAACAATATCTTTCCAGCGCCCCAAAATCATCAGGACAGGAGAAAATCTTCTCCCCCTGTCAGAGTTTAAAATCCAGCACGCCATTTCTAAATGCTTTATATACTCCTGAAGACGGTGGTGATGGTATATCAGCATTCTTTACTGCATTCATCGCTTCACGACATAAATCGGGATCACCGCTTTCTCTTTTAACCTGTAGCAGAAGACCATTCGGGGCCATATACATTCTCAGTGAACACTCTTTTCCTGAATACTTACTCGCATCCTTTAACTGTTCTTCTATGGCTTTCCTGACCTGAATGGCATACTGCCGGATTTCTTCACTGGCATCAGGGGTACGTTCCGATGAGCTCAAATTTTGCGACTTTATTAATTTATCTGAGTGATACAGAGAAGCATCATGATTATTTGTCGATACATCTTTTGTGCAGCCAGTTGTCAGACTGGCTAATATCAAAACAAGAACAGGTACAGCACGGCAATACATTTATCCATCTCCATATTAACAAGAACAATTATCTATAAAATATAGTAAATATGCGGGATCCGGGAGGACTTGTAACTATCATCTCCGGATCAGCATGTAGTTTTTATTTTTCCGGATGATATATGCCGCAATAATACCCCTGCATACAGATGCCTGCAAATATCTACGAAGCATCCGGCGAGAATAAACAAGGAAGTCTGAGGCTATCTTATATGATAGCCTGTTGCTCAAAAGACAATGATTCACTCATCAGAACCAACAACGCATAATGCAGATAATGGACCGCCATCGAGGACTCGAACCCCGCGCAGCCAGCTTCGAAGGCTGGCGCTCTATCCCGATGAGCTAATGGCGGTATGTGATATGGTGGCCCTTGCTGGATTTGAACCAGCGACCTGGCGATTATGAGTCGCTCGCTCTCACCACTGAGCTAAAGGGCCGGGCGCAGGATAATAACGGTACGTAACTAATCCTGCAATATCATCCATTCTGACTGACTAAATCCCGTACTTCCCTGACCGTCTGCTCAAAACGTTCAGTCTCCAGCTCAACGCCAGTTGCACGACGCCCCAGCGCCATCGCGGCTTTGACTGTCGAACCCGACCCCATGAAGAAATCTGCAACCAGGTCCCCCGGACGACTGCTCGCGCTGATTATCTGCTGCAGCATTTCTGCCGGTTTTTCGCACGGATGTTTCCCGGGATAGTACTGCACCGGTTTATGCGTCCACACATCCGTGTATGGCACCTGCGCCGTCACGCCAAAATACCGCCGCAGATGCTTATATTCACTCTGCAGTTCCGCATACTGCCGGTTCAGTGAAGTATACGTCTCCAGCAGCTGGTGGTGGGGCTTTTCCAGTTCACCGCGCTGATGCTTCTCTTCTGCCACCCGGGCAAACAGCGCCTGTAATTTCAGATAATCACTTTCGTTCGGTAGCTGCCACTGACTGGCACTGAACCAGTGCGACACCATGTTTTTCTTTCCTGTGGCATCCACTATCTGTTTTGCCGTTATCCCCAGGGCAGCACGCGCATCACGAAAGTAAGCAATCAGCGGAGCCATCACATGCTGTTTCAGTGCCCTGCCCTTCGCCTCATACCCGGCATCTTTCGGACGATACGGCCCCTGATAATGTTCCGCGAACAGAATGCGCTCTGTGGCGGGGAAATACGCCCTCAGGCTTTCCTTGTTGCACCCGTTCCAGCGTCCGGACGGCTTCGCCCAGATAATATGGTTCAGCACACTGAAGCGTTCACGCATCATGATTTCGATATCAGATGCCAGGCGATGGCCACAGAACAGGTAAAGACTTCCGGCAGGTTTCAGCACCCGCCAGAACTGCGCCAGACACTGGTCCAGCCATTTCAGGTAATCCTCATCACCCGTCCACTGGTTATCCCAGCCCTCAGGCTTCACTTTAAAGTACGGCGGGTCCGTGACTATCAGGTCAACAGAATTTTCGGGTAACGACCGGATAAATTCCAGGCAGTCGGCGTTGATTAACTCACAACTGGATATTTTTACAGTATTAAACATGGATCATTAAGCCTGTCTCTGATAGGCTCATACCGCTTTTGCGCAAAGCAGATGGGCCTGAGGTTTGCTTGTGACCCCAACGCATGAGCAGATGGCTGGTGAGTGCCCCTAACACCCACCAGCCGCCCATTTACCACAAATAAAAAAGCCTTCAGGACTGAAGGCGTCTGTAACAACCAAACTGATAGTCTGCCAGACCCGCCATAACAAGCTGGGTCAGTATTAGCTGGCAGCGTTCGCGTGAAAGGTACGTATTCTGTGCAATCTCCCCGACTGTCGCCGGTTCGGTGGCACTTAATTCATTAAAAACTGCTCTGGCGGTTTCTGTCATATCCTGCTGTTTCAGCATGTCTTTTTCCCTTTTCCGGTTAACGTGACACACCAATAACTCTTGTCAAAAAAGCCAGCAAGCTGAAAGACCGGTATTAATAACCACCTGCACATTTTATGTACTGCACCATTTTTCTGGCATAAAAAAACCGCTCAATGCCGGGCAGTAAAATCTTTATTACTCAGGAAATTTTAACGTACTCTGACAGTATTAATTTCAAAATCATTAATATTTCCGCTATTAAATATAACGAATTTCTTACCCCCACTCCTGTATGATTTCGATAACACCAGACGATCATCATAGCGCGCAATAATGTAATACCATACATTCTCATAGTGGACCGCCTGATATTCCCTCTTAAACTGTGGTTTGTACCAACCGGCAATAAGAGAGAATGCCCAGAAATAAATCATAAACCCAGCCATCATGAACTCAATTCGGTGATGGCGAATAACAGACATTTCCGAAAAACATTTGACTGAAACAAGTCTTCTTCCAGACCTGACAAAAAGCGTGATTGCAAAGGCAGCAAGAACGCAGAAAATCAGTACATCTGGCTCAACATGCTGATGAATTACAGAAAACTCCAGAACAGGTGGAATAAAAAGCAGCAATATCGCGAGAAAAAGCCGGATAAAACTCAAATTTTGTATATTGCGCTTTTGTTTTATGCCCAAAAAGAAAACAATACCAACTCCCCATCCAATAAGGAATATAACAATAACTGTCACAGCATAAAACAAACTTCGTGCTACATCATCGACACCAGCCCCGACAACCCACCATGGAAAGCCATAGTAAAATGAAGTACCCCACCCATAGAAATAAGCGCTCCCCCATCCGAGACAGCCCATATAAGCAACAAAAAGTGAAGAGTTTCTGAGCAGAGCACTGTCATCCATAGTAACACCATTAACAACTCAAAAATATCAACACACATTACATAACAAATTGGATTCCATGCAGTCAAGGGGCGTCATTGATGGAGAAAGTATTGGCACAATCGTCATCACGTTTAATGTCTATGCCATTTTTTGGGGGGTAAAAACCCGCTCGGTCACGGGTTTTAGTGGCTTTGCCATCACGTATAATAACGGCAAAATATCAGATTTACACGAAATATATGCCTTTTTATCTACTTTTGCAATACTTTGCTATGAAAATGCCGCCTTTTGTTTTGAACGTGTTCCCTCCACCAACAATAAAGCTTCACTATCCAGCCGATGAAAAATGTGTTTCATTGCAACCCAGTGACCAGTAAATGTCTTGGACCAGTTTTTGGTTGTTACTCCCACCAGTAACGCCAGTTCCTGGTATTCGTAACCTTCCCCACCAAAAAGCTCAGCTTTTACCGCCTGCGCCGCCAACCAGATCAACGTCTTCAGGCGCACCAGAGTTTTTCCTGCAATTTTTCTGGTACCGGATTGAGCATTAAATTCAGTCCACGCCCACTGCGTTATCGCGATCTGATGCTCCCAGCAAATGCTACCGCTGTAACACCACAGCAGCCAGGCTTTATGATGTTCTTCAAGAGACAGAACGGCGCGTCGCCATGATGATGTCGAAAACTCAACCGGACTGACCAGGGCAATTGATGAGCCTTTCGCCAGTGATTGTTTACCCGGGATCGGGGGATTATCCCGCGTGATCATTTTTCCGGTTACCTCATCGCGGTAACGAATTTTTTTGCGTCTGTAACGCCCTGTATCGAACAGGGCATTTTCCTGCCAGACTTCCAGCTGGCCTTTTGTCGACCCACTAAGATCCGCAGTGGCAATCATGAGTTGCTCACGAACAAACTGTAAATACTGGTTATTCATGCACACCCACCTCTGTAATTCTTATCTCCAGCCGTCCACCAGATACTGGCTTGCCACGTACAATATTGATTTCATCAAACTGCTCATCGTCCATTAACAACCCCGCGTGCGTCAGCGCATCCAGCGGTGCTTTCAGAATATTGTCCAGGTCACGGCGGCGCTTATCCGGTGGCTCTGCAATAATTTTTATTGCCAGCCGTCCGGACAGGCTTAATTTCAGTCGCTGCTGGCGAACAATAAGCGCCACTGCCCGGCGATAACGCTCCCCGGCTTTTGATACAAAATATGTGCTGCCACGGCGTCGCCAGTAAGTGTTCACCGTCGGCGGGTAAGGTAAAACCAAATCTATGAGCATCAGTCACCTCTTTTACCCGAGCACGCCAGTCGCAAAGGCGTGATCAAGAAAACGAAAAATTAACTCAATCTGAGAGCCGTACTTTTTCTCAAACTTCAGCGGGTCTGCATGAAGTTCGTTGTGGTGCTCCCGGCACAACGGTAGCGTGAAAATATCGTGGGCCTTTGTTCCCACTCCCCCCTGACCATGACCAATCAGGTGATGCGGATCGTCAGCTGGCTTACCACAACACGCACACGGCTGTGTCTTTACCCAGCGCGTGTATTTCTCATTAACCCAACGGCGACGTTTAGGCCGCCTCATGAACGATTCAGGAGACTCCGGATCAACGGCGATACTGACAACCGTTTTTTTCTGTGGTGGATTTTGTTGCTGGTGGACGTGAAGTGGCAGCGCAATA